CCTAACAGACGCCCAAGTTGATGCGTTGTTTGGGATTGTGGCCTGATGTTCGAGCGTGGCACCCAACGGCGGTGGAGATTGCGAGAGCCATTTACGTGGTATGTTGGGCGCGCGAAAAACGCTTACCCGGTGGTCATTCCGAGCGGGTTCGAGTTTGAAAGCAGCGTCCCACGCTGGGCGCTGTGGATACAAAGCCCTGACGACCCGCGCTATCTCAAGGCGGCTCTCGTTCACGATTATCTCTTGGAAACCCGGATATACGGCCGCGCGCAAGCGGCGGCGGAATGGTTCGACGGCGCGCTTGCGGGTGGCGCTCCGGTTTATCGATCAAAGATCATTTATGTTGGCATGGCGTTTTGGGCCGTGTTCAAACCGGGGGCTGTCTGATGAGTAGTTTTTGGGACCAGTCGTGGCAGGTGGTTCTCGCCGTTGTCACATGGCTGACAGACGAGGTCGGCCGTGTGGCACTGGCCGGTGCGATGGGCGGCTTGCTGCGGTGGCTCCACCAAGAGAAACGTCGCCTGATCGATGGCGTCATTGCGGTGGTCGGCGGCTTCATCGCTGCGATCTACCTGCCGCCTGTCATTGTGGCCTTTATGTCGGCATGGGGCGTCAGCGTCACGCTGAACGAGGGCAGCGCCTCTTCGGTCGGGTTCGTCGCCGGCTTGGTTGGCATGTCCTTCATCAAGTTCTTTTTGGCGTTCTTCGAAGTCCGCATGGCTACGATGCTACGCCGCACAACCGGAGCCAACGAAAATGACCAATGATATGCGTAAAAGACTTGTGGCAGAGTTGCATGCGGATCGCCGTGCCTACCCGTGGGCGCTGGTGGTTCTGGCTATGATCTATATCTTCAACAGCCCGGTCGCGGAGCGGTTGTATGATCGCCACGTGATGCCGTCACAATGGGTCGTCGCGGAAATCGCCATCACGCAAACGACGACAGAGGAAGCGCCGCTGATCTGGTATCAACGCAGGAGCCTCCGAGATGTTCAAGGAACATGGACAGTCGCCGCGTATGACAGGGCGGGGACTCGTTTGTTTACCCAATCCGGATCGGGAGACTATTGGGAGCAAGGGCGTCAGTCATTGTGGGCTTGGTCCGCATTTTTGGTTGGCGGGACACCAGCGCCGCCCGTGCCATCCACTCCGTTCAAGATGTGTGTCTCCTACCGGCTAACGCCGCCTTCTGGCGTTGAGAGCCGATCGGGGCCCTTCTGTTCGAACTGGTCCGATGAACCCATTTCGATTTCAGAAATAAACGGGGTAATAGAATGATAACTGGATACACAACGAACGGCCTGGCGATCTATGGCGCCGCGGCCGACTTCCCTTGGGATGCAGATCGCTGGCCCAATTTCTCGCCCGACGAGTTCGACTGCAAGGGCACCGGCCGGATTGCTCTGGACCCCACGTCGCTGGACAAGCTGCAAGCACTGCGCACGGAGATCGGCAAGCCGTTCGTGATCGTCAGCGGCTACCGCTCTCCAGAGCACAACGCCGCAGTGGGCGGAGCGGCCCATTCAAAGCACAAGGAGGGGATCGCATTCGACGTGTCGATGAATAGGCACGATCGGAAGGCAGTCTTCGCGGCGGCAGAGCGGCTCGGCTTCATGGGACTCGGCAAGTATGCGACCTTCATGCACATGGACACCCGGCCGAAGCCTGCCCGGTGGGGGAGCTGGTGAGATGGGTCTGCTGAAGAGTGTGTTGCCGTGGGCAATGGAGGGACTGATCGCAACGGTTGCGGGTTTAGGTCTGATTGTGGAAAAGCAAAGAAACAATCTAGAAAAATCCGCAGAAAATATAGAGCGATTAGAGGAACAGATCGCTGGATTGAAACTGAGTGTTGCATTGACTGCATCGCTGCGCGAGGATAATGCGGAACTAAGAGAAGAACGAGATGATCTTTTAGGGGAGCTTGTTGATGCGCCAAGTTACAACGAGGTTCTTCCTTCTGACATCCGTACTATTATTGACCGCATGCGGCCGTGAACCAAACGTTCTGGATTATTTGCCAGATGAAGTCTTTGAAGCTCAAACAGAATACGAAGGTCCTTTGACTACATTGGGTCAGTTGGCAGACGGTTTTGTCTACAACACGGCGGCGCTTCGACAAGCAAACAACGCGATCAAAATTCTGTGCATTGCCGGTGGGCGATGTGAGAACGAGGACAAGTAATGAACGAAGACACCGTTGAACTGGACAAGATCAATCTGACTGAATGGGAAAAAGAACCCTCGGTGATGGATTTGAAGCAGGACCTTGAGAACTCAAAGCCGGCACATGATGCCCATGTATCACAGGTCCGAAAATGGAATGATCTGCGAAATGTGAGTGGAAAAGCCCAGCCAAAACTGGTCAAGGGTCGTTCAAAGATTCAACCGAAGTTGATCAGGCGCCAGGCGGAGTGGCGCTATTCTGCACTGTCGGAACCGTTTCTTTCCACTGAGAAGCTGTTTGAAGTAAGCCCGGTGACGTTTGAAGATACGACAGGGGCCGAACAAAACGAAACAGTGATTAACTGGCAGTTCCGATCGAAGATCAACAAGGTCAAATTCATCGACGAATACGTCCGGACTGCGGTTGATGAAGGCAGCGTGATTGTTCGTCTTGGTTGGCTCCGTCAGACCAAATTGAAGACCGTACAGCAATCGATCTTCAATTACATGGAAGCCGGAACCGAAGAAGAACTGACGGCTCTGGATGAAGCTGTTCAGTTCAAGGCAGCAAATCCCCGCGGCTTCATGGAACTTCCTGAAGAGGTACAAGCCTCGGTGGATTACTTCATTGAAACAGGGGTGGCCACGGTAGCGACTGTTGCTGGTATCGAAGAAGTCGAAGAGGAAGAGATCCTTCAGAACAAGCCAACCGTCGAGATCATCAGCCCCAGTAATTGCTATCTGGATCCCTCCAGTGGAGGAGACATTGAAAAGTCGAACTTCGTCATCATCAGCTTCGAGACATCAAAAGCAGAGCTGATGAAAGACGGTCGCTACAAGAACCTGAACAAGGTGATCTGGAGCGGAAACACCATTCTGGGTGAGCCGGATCACAAGACCACCACACCGACGGATTTCAACTTCAACGACGATCTTCGCAAGCGGGTCGTGGCCTATGAATACTGGGGCTACTACGATGTTGAGGGGAAGGACGAGCTGACACCGATTGTGGCCACCTGGATCGGTGACACGATGATCCGGATGGAAGCCAACCCGTTCCCAGATGAGAAGCCCCCATTCGTTGTGGTTCCCTACTTGCCGGTGAGAGGCGAGATCACGGGTGAGCCCGACGCAGAGATCCTGGAAGACAACCAGGCAATTCTGGGTGCTGTAACGCGAGGAATGATCGATCTTATGGGACGATCGGCAAACTCACAGCAGGGCACAGCCAAAGGCTTTCTTGATGCGACGAACAAGCGTCGATTTGAAAGCGGTCAGGATTATGAGTTCAATCCTGTGATGGGTGGACCGTCTGTCGCCGTTTACCAGCACAAGTTCCCCGAAATTCCCAACTCAGCTTTGACGATGTTGAACCTTCAAAACCACGAAGCAGAGGCATTGTCGGGTGTGAAGAGCTTTGCTGGGGGTATGTCGGGAGAAGGTTACGGCAAGGTCGTGGCGGGTATCAAAGGTATGCTGGACGCTTCAGGCAAGCGGGAGATGAACATCTTGCGTCGTCTGGCGAAAGGCGTGATCGACATCGGCAACAAGATCATGGCGATGAATGCCGTGTTCCTGTCTGAGGAAGAAACGATCCGGGTGACCAACACGAAATTTGTGAAAGTGCGCAGGGAAGATCTGAAGGGAAACTTCGATCTGATCGTCGACATCTCCACGGCAGAAGTGGATGAGGCGAAAGCACAAGATCTGGGATTCATGCTTCAAACGATGGGACCAGACATGGACCCGGCAATGAGCCGGATGATCCTGTCGGACATCGCCAAACTCAAAAGAATGCCTGAGCTGGCAAACAGGATCGACACCTATCAGCCGGAGCCTGATCCGTTCCAAGAAGAGATGAAACAGCTTGAGTTGGAGCTGAAGAAAACGCAGATCGAAAAGCTGAAATCAGAGATCGCTGAGAACAACGCAGATGCTGGAAAGAAACAAGCAGAAGCAATGAGTTCTGGTTTGGAAATGATGCGGACACAGACTGGTGAAAGCCATGCAGAAAAACTGGACATGGTGGGTGAACAAGCCCGAGCGAACCAGGACCTGGAAATTACCAAGAGCTTGCTGAAGCCGAGGAAACCGGAAGAAAGCGCGCCTGATGTTATGGCGGCCGTTGGATATAACGAGCTGACCGACCCGACCAAAGTGAACACGAGACGCTTCTGAAGCACGGTTCACACGTCGGACTTACAGGCGAGAATTCTCGCAATATTTCCTAAATAACCCTGAGGAAACTTCATGTCTCAGTCAGAGATTAAAGAGATCGAAATGTCGATCGATGCTGCGAAAGAGATCGTTGAGCGCGGTGAACGCGCCATGCGGTTGTCGCAAAACCCCGACTTTAAAAAGGTCGTTATGGACGGCTACTTTGTTGATGAAGCAGCTCGTCTGGTTCATCTCTATTCGGACCCGAACATTTCGGAGGAGATCCGTGGGCATGTCCATCGAGACTTGCTGGGGATTGGTGCGATGAAACGGCACCTGAGCACTCTGGTTCAGATGGGGGTGTTTGCTAAGAACGAAATCAATGAATCCCGTGAAGTCCTGGACGAAATTCGGGCGAGTGAAATCGAGGGGGCTAACGAATGAGCAAATCCCCTATGAGCGAAGAAGATCTCGCCAACCTGTCTGACGACGACATCATGAACATGGCTGCGGCGCCTGTGATGGCTCAGGAGGAAAAAGAAGCAGATGCTGATCCAGACGTTGCTGATGATGCTGGTTCCACAGAAGACGATCCGGGAGTTGATGGTTCTGAGGATCCTGACACAGGATCCGAAGACGACAAAGAGAATGATCCCGATGCAGATCCTGATGCAGCAGACAATGATGGGGGAGAAACCAACCCTGATCTTAACAGACCGGATGATGAACCCGTTGTCGAAAAGCCGGTTGAAGGTGAAAAGAAAAAGCCAGCGAAAGCGGATGAAAAACCCGAAGTAAAAGCGGAGGAAGATACCAGCAATGAGCCGGTAGATTACAAGGCTGCCTATGACAAGATCATGGGTTTTAAAGCGGCGGGGAAAAACGTCGTATTGAAATCAGTTGATGATGCTGTGCAACTCATGCAATTGGGAACGCACTATACAAAGAAAATGCAGGCTTTGCAGCCGAACCTTAAGCTGCTAAGGATGCTCGAGAACAACCAGCTTCTGGACGAAGGAAAGCTTTCGTTCTTAATTGATATCAGCCGAAAAGACCCGGCTGCGATTCAGAAGATGGTTCGTGAAAGCGGTGTCGATCCAATGGATATCGACACCTCGGTCGAACCGGAGTACCGAGCTGGCAAGCACAAGGTCACTGATGCGGAGATGGTGTTTACTTCTACACTGGAGGAGGTTGCCTCTGAACCAGTGGGAAAGAACCTCATCGTCGAGATCAACAGGTCCTGGGACAAAGCCAGCAAGGACGAACTGTTCA